GAAGCTAATGATAAGTTGAATGAGATAATGACTGACCTAGCTGACCTAGTAAACTGTTATCCTATTACAATACTATGTTTTAGCCACGTTAATCCACCGAGCAAGGGTAACAAGAGCCACGAAGAAGGTGGTAAAGTACTGTCTGGACAGATGACGGGATCGCGGGCTATTGAAAAATGGAGTCATATTGGCTTGGGGTTAGAGCGTGATAGATCGGCAGACTGCCCTCCTGACAAAGTTAATCACAGTCAGGTTAAGATTTTATATGATCGTGAGTTTGGTACGAGCGGTTCAGTAGATATGTTTTACGATAGTGAAACTACTGAATATTTAGAACCTAAAACGAGGATTTGGTAATATGATTATAGTGACACTAACAGATAGTGAAATGTCTAGTGCTAAAGCCCTTGCTAACCAACTAGGAAAAATAAACAACAGTATTATAAAGGGCAGGGGTAACTTAGCGGGGTTCTGTGGTGAAATAGCTACAGCTAAACACTTGCGTTCTGTTGGCTTTGAGGTAGACCATACCAATACATATGAGTATGACCTTATTGCAGATGGAATAACAGTGGATGTTAAAAGCAAAAACTGTAACTCACCACCAAGACCAAACTATGACTGTTCCGTAGCAAACTACAACACCAAACAAAAATGTGACAGATATGTATTTACAAGAGTCAACAATAATATTGTTTATTTAGTTGGATGGATTTCTAAGGATAAGTTTTACAAACAAGCCCTGTTTCATAAAAAGGGTGAGTTAGATAGTAATTTTGTTAATGGCAAACAGTTTACATTCCACGCAGACTGCTGGAACATAGCAATCTCTCAATTAAATAGGTTTACAAAAAAATGACTGAGTATGTATTTGATATAGAGGCAGATGGTATTGATGCAACAAAGATACATTGCATGATTGCTAATGGAGAAGAGGTAGATAAAACTTTCTTTGAAAACCTTAGTAGTGATAGTGTTCTAATAGGTCATAACGTAGTCCGATATGATATTCCAGTACTAGAGAGGTTGTTAGGTATCAAGATCAAAGCACAGCTTATAGATACCCTAGCTTTATCTTGGTACTTGTTCCCTACAATTAACAGGCATGGATTAGAGCAGTGGGGTGAAAGATTAAAAATCGAGAAGCCAATCATTACTGATTGGGAAAACTTATCTCGTGAAGAATATCTTTATCGCTGCAAAGAAGATGTGAAGATTAACACTAAGCTATGGGGTTTACAGAAGTCTTTGTTAATTAAAATCTACAAGGGTGACTACCAACCATTAGTTCGTTACCTTTCATTCAAGATGAAAATGGCTATGCTGCAAGAGAAATCAAAGTGGAAGCTAGACGTAGATAAAGCTAACACCTTACTCAATGAGTTAGAGTTAAAGAATGAGCAAGCAATCAATGAACTATCTAAGGTTATGCCTACAGTTCCTAAAATAGCAAAGCGTAAAAGACCCAAGCTACCCTTCAAACAAGATGGAAGTTTATCTGTGGCAGGTGAGAGGTGGAAGGTCTTAGCAGAAGACAATGGATTTACTATTGAGTACGACCACGAGATTGAAGAAGTAGTAGGTCAAGACGAACCCAATCCTACTAGCAGCAAGCAGATCAAGGACTGGTTATTTACTTTAGGTTGGAAGCCAATGACATTTAACTTTGTAGATGATAGGGAGATACCACAAGTAAAAACTAAAGATGGTGAGTTGTGTAAGTCTATTAAGACGCTATCCGACCTACACCCAGAAGTCCTAGTTCTCGATTCTATGGCAGTTGTTAAGCATCGTATAGGGTTGGTCAAAGGGTTACTAAAGAATGAGCAGAATGGCTTTGTACAGGCTTGTATACAAGGATTAACTAACACTCTTAGATTCAAACACGCAGTATGCGTTAATCTACCCTCTGCGAGAAAGCCTTACGGATTAGAAATTAGAGGTTTGTTGACAGCTAATGACGATAAAGAGTTGTGCGGTAGTGACATGTGCAGCTTAGAGGATAGAGTCAAGCAACACCTAATGTGGGATCATGATAAAGAGTATGTGCTTGAAATGTCTAAGCCAGACTTTGACCCACACCTTGACCTTGCACTATCTGCTAAAGCTATTACTCAACAAGAGGTGCAAGATTATAAAGATGGTAACAAACTTGATAGGATTTCTCAGTTACGATACAACTACAAGGGTGGTAACTATGCACTTCAATATGGTGCAGGAATTAAAACCCTAGCAAAACAGTTGGGTATTACCATGAAGGAAGCTAAAGTAATCAGTGAAGCCTATTGGGAAAGAAACTGGAGTGTTAAGGCTATCAGTGACAGTATGGTAACTAAAGAAGTTGAAGGTAATACATGGCAGTTTAACCCTGTGTCTAAGCTGTGGTACTCATTAAGAAGCGACAAGGATAAGTTCAGTACATTGTGTCAGGGTACAGGAACTTACTTGTTTGATGCGTGGGTAGGGTTCATATTAAAAGAAAGAGAGCAACTGACAGCTAACTTTCACGATGAAATAATATTGGAGGTAAAGAAAGGCAACAGAGATAATTGTGTTAAATTGTTGGAAAATAGTATAAAAAAAGTAAATCGTATGCTAAAATTGAATCGAGAGTTGCAAATTGACGTTAATTTTGGTAACAACTACTCAGAAATACATTAAGGAGATTGATATGGGATTTGAAAGAAAGTCAGCAGTACAGTCAAAAGCTACAAGTAACATGGAGTATGAAAACTTAACCGAAGGCGAACATGAAGCTAGATTAATTTATGTAGCAGATTGTGGTATGCAACTTCGCGAGTACAAAGGCGAGGTTAAATCACCAGCACAACAAATTGCTTTGTGCTTTGAAGTGCTAGGCTCTACTGTAAAGATAGATGATGTAGAACAACCTAGAATTATTTGGTCAAAACCTTTTAATATATTTGGTACTATGTCTGGCTTGTCAACAGAGTATGATATGTTTAAATCTTTTGTACCTACAGCTAAAGAAGATACAGTAGCAGACTGGGAGTCAGTGTTAGGTGAACCAGTTAATATTATTATTAAACACACCCACAAAGATGGTGCTGTGTACGATAATGTATCTGGTATTACTGCTATTCCTAGCAAGTATCGTTCTAAGGTAGACAAAGCTGTTACTACTGAGTTTGCTATAGCTGGCTCTGAAGATGTTGATAGCCCTGCTATTAAAAGTTTATTTGGTTTAGCTAAGTTTGTTCACGATAAGCGTATCACTGGTAATGTTGCACCAGCTAAAGAGCCACAGCCAGTAGTAGAAGAAGAAGATTTTGATAGTGATGTACCATTCTAAATGCACGCCCTAGTCGATGGAGACATTATTGCCTATCGTGTAGGCTTTGCTTGTCAGAAGAAGGATAAGGAAACAGGGTTGGTTACTGCTGACCCTTTATCTTATGCTTTACACTCTACTAAGCTCTATGTAAATCAGATAATAGATGACTGTGGCTGCAACAGCTACACTATATACCTCACACCTAAGACAACCTTCCGTAACAAAGTAAGAGATGATTACAAGGCAAACCGCAAAGGTATTGACAAGCCTGTACACATCAAAGCAATAAGAGATTACTTAGTCAATATTTACAAGGCTAAGATAGTAAAGAACATTGAGGCTGATGATGCGTTAGGTCTTAAACAAGATCGGAATACTATAATATGCAGCATAGATAAAGATTTGTTAATGTGTGAAGGCAACCACTACAACTTTGTAAAGAAGGAGTTTAAACAGGTAACCTCAGAAGAAGGCACAAGATTTTTTTATCAGCAAATGATAACTGGTGATAGTGCGGATAATATCTTAGGGATTAGAGGTCTTGGTAAGGTCAAGGCAAACAAGCTATTAAAGGATACCGCAAGGGAAGATTGGGATAATATGATTATTGATTTGTACATACAAGAGTTTGGCTACGAGGAAGGTCGTAACAGATGTGTACAAAACAGTCAGCTATTATGGATATTACAAAAAAACAAACAAATGCCAATGGACTTTAGTTATGAACAAGTACAGAAGTAAGTATGAAGCTAATATAGCTAAAGACTTAAAAGCTAGAAGAATTAAATTTGAGTACGAAACTATAAAGATACCTTACTATTTAAGTAAGAAAGGTAGATGTAAGTTTTGTTCGTCTGGTGTGGTGTTTGTTCACAAAGTATATACACCTGACTTTATAATAGGTTCAATTATAGTAGAAGCAAAAGGTAGATTCACTTCAGTTGACAGAACTAAGATGGCTCAAGTGGTAAAAGAGAATCCAAGCCTTGACATTCGTATGTTGTTTATGCGTGACCAGTGGTGTACTAAAAAGAAAAGAAAAAGATATTCTGATTGGTGTAACGATCATGGTATTAAATATGCTTTTGGTACAGCACTGCCTAAAGATTGGTTAAAGGAGTCAAGAAAATGATGGATACACTTTATTGCATTTCCTGCGGTACTTGTAATCCTGAGTACAGAATAATTAAAGGAATGAAGTCCTGCAAGATTTGTAGAGATGGTGCTGTACTGACTGTCAATGAGATGATAGATATTATTAATGACTTACAAGTACAAGGGTTATTACCTAGCAATTTCTTGAGTGACAGAGTAGAGCAACAGTTTCAACGAGGGGAGATAGATTTTAATGATGACCTCCTATCAGTTGAACAAGCTATATCATTATCAGATGCCATGCGTGATATGTACGACATAGATGAGGAGCGTTAAAATGAACTATAGAACAAGTGACCCAGAATCTAGCAAAATAGCAGGTCAAGAAGCAGAAAGAAGTTTTGCACCAACACAAAGAAAAGGCGTGTTAGAGTTTATTAAAAAACACCCAAACAAAACGAGTGCTCAACTTGGTGATATGCACGAATACTATGATAGGCACACTTTTGCTAGAAGATTACCAGAGTTAAGAAGTAGTGGTAAAGCCATAGTTACAGGTTTTAGTAGCTATAAAAAACAACAGCTTTGGAGTGCAGTAGAATGAAAATATGCGTGATACCAGATACACAGGTTAAACCTGATGTACCACTAGACCACTTGCTGTACGCAGGTAAATACATAGCATCTAAGAAGCCAGATGTAGTGGTGCACCTTGGAGACCATTGGGATATGGAGAGCCTGTGTTCCTACGACAAGAATAAGACCTCATTCGAGGGTAGGCGTTATAAGCGTGATATTGAATCAGGTAATTTGGCAATGGACTTATTCTTACAACCTATTAAAGCAGAACGTCAGAGATTAAAAATTAACAAGAAGAAGCAGTGGAAGCCTCGTATGGTATTTACTATTGGCAACCACGAGCAAAGAATTGAAAGAGCTATTGAGAACGATTGTATTCTAGAAGATACTATTGGTTATCAGGATCTTAATTTAGATGATTGGGAAGTAGCTGACTTCTTACAGCCTGTTATAATAGAAGGTGTAGCCTTTAGTCATTACTTTACTACTGGGGTTATGGGTAGACCTTGTTCATCAGCACGAGCCATGTTGCAAAAAAAATTAATGTCGACTGTTATGGGACACGTTCAGCAACGCGATATTGCTTATGCACAAAAAGCAGACAACACTAGGATCACAGGGTTGTTTGCTGGTATGTTTACTCAACATGATGAGGCATATTTAGGTAATCAAGGTAACAGTGCTTGGAATGGGATTTGGATGTTAAATGAAGTCAACAATGGTCAGTTCGATGAACTACCTGTTTCACTTAATTATTTAAAGAATAAGTATGGAGGATAAAATGACTAAGGTGGTTAAGGGTGTTAGCAGCTTTCAATGGGGTGGTGACCATTACAGAAAATTACCTATCCAAGTTTGGGATTTTATTGCTGCTAACAAACTAGATTATTTCCAAGGTAATGTAGTTAAGTATGTATCAAGATACAAAGAGAAAAATGGCTTAGAAGATTTAAAGAAAGCTAAGCACTACATAGATAAAATTATTGAAAACGACTATACGGAGTAAAAAAAATGAATCAGTACCAACAGTACATAGCCCTATCAAGATACGCAAGATGGATACCAGAACTAAACAGAAGGGAAACTTGGAAAGAAACAGTTGATAGATACATGACTAATGTTGTATCTGATAAAGTAAGTAAAGATACTTATAAGCAATTAGAAGATGCAATCTACAATCTAAATGTCATGCCTAGCATGAGAGCAATGATGACTGCTGGAAAAGCCCTTGATCGTGATAATACTTGCGGATATAATTGTGCTTACCTAGCAGTAGATGACCCTAAGTGCTTTGATGAGGCTGCTTTTATTTTATTATGTGGTACAGGTGTAGGTTTCAGTGTTGAGCGTCAGTACATTAGTAAGCTACCAGAAGTACCTGATGAGCTATATAAGAGCGATACTACCATAGTGGTTAGTGATAGTAAGGAAGGGTGGGCTAAAGCCCTTAGACAGCTAATCTCGCTGTTGTATGCAGGTGAAATACCAAAATGGGATACACACAAGGTACGACCAGCTGGTGCTAAGTTAAAAACATTTGGTGGTAGAGCATCTGGTGCTGAACCCTTAGAGGATTTGTTTAGGTTTACTTGTGAAACATTTGTAGCAGCAAAAGGTAAGAAGCTATCTAGTATTCAATCTCATGACTTGATGTGTAAGATTGGAGAGGTGGT